TGAAACCACTTTATTGGTTTCTTTCCGAATCTTCATAAAAGTTTTCAAGTCGGTTCTATGACCGTCTTGTTTGTACAATTTATAAATTTCCTTGTGGTCAAAAATCAGTTTATTCAGGTCAACGCTCGGCAAATTTACATATGCATAGGTGTCACCATTGTCGGCAAACAATCGGTTTTCATTCTTGCGATATGAATCATCGGTGTACGAACGGATTTCCTCTTTGTTTTGACCACTATTTCTAGTGTGGTCTTTACCAGATGCATTACTTTTATCGGATTTCAAATCCTCATCTGAATCTTTTTCGTAATCTTCGCCTTCATCGGCATCATCATAATCAAAGTCATCCGCTTCCAAATCATCGGAATCGAAATCACCATCTTCATTTTCTTCTTCGTCATCGGAAGAAACAAACAACTTTTTTTGTTTTTCTTCTTCAGCAGCTTGCATTTCCATGTATTCAATGATTCGCTTAGAAACATCAACCACATCTTCATAGGTTTCAGTGGTTTCAACTTCATTCAGGAATTCACGTTCGACTTCATTGAATTTAATTGCAAGTGCAGCACCACCTTTGCAATGCATATTGATACGGTCAATAAAATTCAAGCCGTTCAGGTCAATACCTTGAGTACCAAAGAAATTTCTATCAACAAGCTCATTGTAAGCCTTGATAAAGGAGTTTTTTAGACCAGGATATTTGTATTTGATTTTACGTTCAATGCGGGAATCTTCAACAATGTTCACCACCGCCATATTCAACTTGGATTCTTTGGCTTTCTTCATGCCATCCAAAGGAGTATAAAGGGCATGGCCAACTTCGTGACCCATAAACAAGTCATACAGTTGAGGTGAAATGTTTTTATCAAGAACCGGTACAGTAAGAACTCGATTCAAAACATCAAAGGAAGCGGTTTGAACGTTCCGTTGTTCGATGTTGAGGTTTTCGGTGGCCATCAGTTTGGCCAAGAGTGATTTGGAGTCAAGTAGTTGAGTCATCTTTTTTTCTCACATGTAGAGAACCGTTGATAAGTTTTAATTCTAACACATCACCTGGCTTCCAGTCAAGCCCCTCAAGCATTTCCGGAGGAAATTTTAACAAAATGTGGTCTGGATCACCAGGAATTTCCTCAAAAATATCATCATAATTATAAACTGTCATTCCAATCCTTCAAATTTTGATAATTTTCCATATCTTTTTCAAATTGTGATTTTACAATCCACATTCTGACTGCTTCATCGAGGCGTTTCCACGCTTCATTGTCATCAGAAATCAATTCCTTGGGTAGTATCGAGTCCATCTTTCATGTCCTTATCTAAAAATGTAAAATTAATTGCGTCACTAAGACGACCGGCGAGGACAGGATCATTTTCCACAAGAAAATCTGCTACATCCTGAGGATTTAGCATTTCAAGACTGTCTAAAATTTCATTCAAAGCGCTAAAAATCACATTTTCTTCTTGTTGACTCAACATTTTTTCACTCCTGTATCATATTTTGAAAATTTTTCACTGAAAATTTCTCTTTGCGAGAATATTTTACATCATTTTTATGTTTTTGCAAAGGTTTTATCGGTGTACGACAAACCGGACGTTGTAATTTTACAACAAATTTGATTTCCTTCTTCATTTAACGCCTCATTTTTGAAATTTCAACAGCTTCCTCGCTATTGAACACAGGTACAGCATTGGATTTATGCATTGTTGCAATTCCCATCACTTTTGTACCAGTGTAAACCTTAGGTGCTGCTTTAGTAGCAACGCCTAGTCCACTATTTAATGATGGAATGTGCCTGGTTTCACGTCCGGCAGGGGTAGACAACTTGTATGTAAATGTTTCGTTGCGTGGTACCTGGACGGTTTTGGTGGGCTGATGAGAGGCCAACCATTGAGCGTATTGTTCACGCTCGGCTTTGGGTTTAAGCTTTTGCTTAGACTTGCGAATACTGGTGTATATCATCATAAAATATCTCCAAAACGAATAAGTGTATTATACTCGCTTTGTAGACAACTGTCAAGTATCGTGTTGTTTTCCTACAACTTAATACGTTTGTTTCGCTTTTCGGCGGTCTTTGTTTATACTATCATCATAATATAAATCTTCTTGGTCGTAATGAAATGGTTTGTCTCTTTTAAAAGGTTTATTTTTCTTTCGGCGAGGTTCAAACTCATAATCATATTCATCGTAATCATTATTTTTACGATATTTACCAACAAATTTTGCCACTTCTTAAACTCCTTGTTTTAAAACTTCAAAAGTAATGCCACGCATTTTGGTTTCTGGCATATTGTGCATGTCCTGACTGGACACATAGGTGATATCGGCCATAGGATAACATAACTTGACCAATCTTAATAAATTGCAGAGTGTGCCATCCGAATCGTTAAATCGGAATACTTCATCAACACACTTGAGATGGGAAATGATTTCACGGCGAGTTTCATAATCTTGTGATAGTCCACCACGATTTATGGACATCCATTGGTCTGAACGTAGACCAACAATTAACCAATCACCTTTTCTTTTACATTCCATTAAAAAACTTAATTCTTCAATAGTCAGTGGATCGTATTCTCCACAGGTGACGATTATTTTATCTTTGGTCATGGTAGAAGGTCTGGGAATGCCTCTTTAACAAATTTATAGTCGAGGCCTTTTACTCCCAAATCTTTTTGGAAGATGCCTAGTATAATTTCCGCTTCACGTGGTTCGATAGACTCTAACATTTGTACCAATAACTCTTGTTGTCTTACCTTTGTTAAATTTTCTGCTGTAGGATCACCTTCACGGAATAGATACAACTTTCTCAGTTGGCCATTCAAACTATCATAAGTGATTCCTGGTAACATATCTGTGGGAACTTTATAATTCTCCGGTAACTCTTTTATTTTCCATTGAAATGTTGGATGAAAAGTCAATTTCAAAACGTTTACTAACGTGTGTGAAAGATTGCTTCCAATAACATTCATCTTTTCCTTTTTTGACTTACACAATTCAAATTCGTCGAAAATTTCATATAACGGCTTCATTAAAATTCCTCAATAACATCCATCAAGTTACGCAATTTATTTGCGATAAAATAATCAAGTATCTTCTGCTTTGATGCAGGCTTTACTTCTTCATATGTATTTATGATTTTGTCTTTGATATCGCCTGGTATGTTTCGCAGGTCAATCAATGTTTGGTTGCGAGAAAAACCAATTCTGGCATTCTCATCTTCCCACAAACCATAATCGGACTCCATCAATTTTTCCAGTTTGCCTTTGGTGATTGGTGTTTGTCTCAAATCACGCACAAAACAATCAGATGGTGATAATACGTTTGGAATACCATCACCTTTATCGCCTTTGATAATTTTCTCTTTCAATTCATCCAAAGGCTTTTCGGAAATAATAAATTTCTTCTGTGCAGGATTATATTGTTTGATTTTAAATTGACTGCGACCATTATACATCTGTAGTTGCAGAAAATCTCCGTCACTGGAAATAATCAACACATCTTCATGCATGATATGTCGTGGTACAAGTGTACCAATAATATCATCAGCTTCTGCACCCTCAACATCAATTACTTTATATGGGAAATTTTCTTTGAGTTCTTGCTTAAACTTGGCAAGCATATCAAAGATTAGATGCCAATCCAAGTCCGACTTTTCACGGGTTTTTTTACGACCAGCTTTGTAGAACGGAAAGAATTCTTTGCGCCAATATTTTCTGTTGTCACAACACAACACAACTTCACCATAATCTTTACGGAAGTTATTTACATGTGTGCGTAGGATATTGAGTACCATGTGGCGAATTAGATGTTCTTCTAATTGCAGCTTAGGCTTTTGATTGGCAATTTGAGCCATTAGACCGGAGAGCAAGACTTGATTAAGGTCTATCAGAATCATAACAAACTTTCAATAGTTTCAAAACTTCATTATATCAGAGTTCTTTAAACCTGGCAATAGTATCTTCTACAAATGTTTTTGATGTGGTGGTTTTTCTTGCAATTATACCATACCAGTCTTGTGGTATTAATTGTGAAACGTATTCTCTAGGATCACATAATATAGCATCAAACACATCCACGTTTTCTTCTTCACCTTCTCTGAATAACATAATATGATATTCATTACCCATTTGATTACCACCAACTGGTTCTCCTGGGTCTTTATAGTGTTTCGTTAGTATTCTAACTTTATCCTCATCATCTTCATGTGGAATAAAAAACATAACATCAAATGTTTTTTGTATATCTTCAAAAAAACTTAACATTGCAATCCTTTAATGTGTGATTTTCTCACTCTGACCATAATCCATGTATTATAAAATTTATCACTCTCTAAAGCGCCTTGAACAAATTGTTCTTTAGCTTCAAGGTAACCACACTCACCTTTTGATTTACATAAATGTATTATTTCTCGGTGAAACATTTCTTGGCCATGTATATTAACATCCTTTTTTAATTCTTCATTAGAACCAAAATAGGTTTGCCAATCACTGGATACTTTCAATCTTTTTTTCCTTCCTTTAACCTGTTTGGTTTTGGAAGAATAAAAAAACTTCTTACCAATGTATTTTTTGTTTGTTACTTGATTTGTAATGACGTATACGAAACCGTAATTGTCATTTATCTTATCTTCTGTAAAATCTTCGTTATTGTATATCCAATTTATTCCCATTTTAAGTCATCTTCATCCAAGTCATCATCCTCTATATATTCTTCGGATAATTCTTGGATTATTTCACCACAAAATGGGCAGTGTTCTGGATATTCTTCAGATACAAGTTCGTCAACGTATGATACATCATAAGATGATTCGCAACTATGACATTCGGCTGTTATTGTTCTTGGTGTCATAATACTGGTGTCCTTATTTTAGCTAATTTTAATTTTGTTAATATGTTCAACCACATCCATCCTATATCAAACTCAAACCACTTCTGGCTGAGTTTAACACCTGCGGGTGCGAGGTGGTGATTGTTGTGGAGTTCTTCACCCCCAATGATAATGCCCAAAGGAATAATATTACGACTATTATCAGAAGTTTGTCCATTTTTATAACCTAACCAATGTCCTAGTCCGTTTATTACACCTGCAGCCCAAAAAGGAATCCAAATCATTTGAATTCCCCAAATTAAAATACCCCACCATGAAAAACAAAGTAAATTTATAAACAATAACAAAGTAATTCCTAGACGGGAATGTTTAGTGTATATATTTCTTTCCATCCAGTCATCTGGTGTACCAACACCATATGTGTCAACCATATCTTTATCTTTTGATGCTTTATGATAAAGTTGTGCACCACTAAACAACACTTTCCAAATTCCAAAAACATGTGGTGAATGTGGATCACCAGGTTGATCCGAATATCTGTGATGTTTACGATGGATTGCAACCCACTGCTTGGTGACCATACCAGTGGTCAACCATAACCAAAATCGCATGAAATGTTCTACAAATGGATTAAATGTTATACCTTTATGTGCTTGTCCACGGTGCAAATAAAGTGTGACACACACGATTGTTATGTGTGTCACGATTAGTGTG